AAAGTCAATGTCGTGTTCATCTGGGCGATATGCGGAGCGATACGTTTCCGCACGGCCGTCCGAACGCCGGCGGCGGTGAGTTTGGTTTTCTGCTGCTGAAGGCCGGCGATGTGCTTGTCGAGCCTGTCGTGTGCTTCCTGGAGCAGCTCGGCCGGCGAAGCGTCGTGGGTCGTCTGCAGTTCGGCGACCCTGTCGCCGAGGGCTACGACCCGCCTGTCGACTTCCGCTTGGGTCTGTATGATAAAACCCTCGCCGCGGGGCTTTCGCATGATCACGACTTTCTCGCCGTCGTGTTCTTCGATTCTGTACTGTTTGGCCATCGTGATTCTTCTTTCTTGCGTTGCTGTCGGTCGCGGGTCCTTGCCGCGAGGGTTGTCAGGCCGCCTGATCGATGGTCTTGAGGGCATTGTTGCCCGAGTCCCAAACGTCGCTCAGGATCATGTAGATCTGCTCAAGTAAGTACGCGGCCGTGTAGCCGTTGGAGATCAGTACCGAAGACGAGTCGTATCCGTTGAGGAGTTCGCTGATCGTCTGCAGCCACGGGATGTAGTTCGAAGAATCGTAGAGGTAGTAATACAACTCGTCGGCGACGCCGTATCCGGCCGAAGACGAGTAGAGGTAGTCGAGGATCGAAAGATAAGACAGATACGACGAAACGTTGCTCTCCATGTTGTACAGGAGATATCCGGCGCTGGTGCCGCCATATTGCATGAGGTCCGCGACGCCGTCCCCGGCCGATGACGAATAGAGATACGACGTGTCATCCTGAATATCGGCGAGGGTTTTAGGCGTCACGCCCGCAATCCCTGCGATGATGCCATCCACATCCGCCTGGACCAGATCGACCGCAACGTTTCCGACTGTTGTTGATGCTCCGAAACCCATTACCAGGTACCTCCTATAGCTGTTACGACATCACCGGGCGTGCCCTTGCACTCGATGGCCGCAAGATCGACCTTTCTGAAATCGATCCACTGGCCCGGCTTCCAGGGGACATCGGATTCGTCGTCACCCTTGAACAAGACATCGCCAGCGTTGGTGGGCAGGCAGGATATAGTTACGCTGCCGACCAGCGATTCGCCGACCAGCGGCAGGTAGCTGTCGGTAACGTCGATCTTTCGCATGATTGTGTTGTTCATTGGTTCTGTCCTATTTCAGTGTGCGGTAGGTGACTGTCAGTACCGAGGTGAAGGCCAGATCGTCGGCCAGGTGCTCGGTCGAATAGACCGGCTCGTTGGCGAGGGACACAAAAGCCACGCCGGACATCCCCGCGGCCGAAAGCCCACGGGCGGCGAGATAGTCTGCGATCTGCTCGACCAGTTCGCAGAGCCTTTCGACCTCGGCGTCCACATCCTTGCCGACCTTCTGCTGCACGCCGATATCGACCGAGATGTCGCAGCGCCGGTCCTCCCTGCTGGCGTTTTCAATCTCGATACCCTTGGGGACTACCGAGACTTTCAGGTCCGCCAGGTCCGCAAGCTCGAACTTGGGCAACACCCGCCGCTGGGCTGTGAGATCCTCGCTAAACGTGCCTGGTTCGGCGGCGTTCAGTTCGGCTGCAACGGCGTCGGCGATGTCGATTGTCAGTTTCATTTACGTGTTCCTATCCTGCTATGAGCATAGCAACGGCCGTCGCGGCGCACGTGCCCACCGTGCCCAGCGCCAGCCAGAAGACCCTGCTGCGGCTCAGGCGGTCCTGTTCCAAGCGGTCGAGGCGCATCTGCAGGCCCGGTCGACCATTGCCGCGTAGGGCGTCGTCGATCCGGTCGAGCTTGCGGTGGAGTTCTGCGAACTCGTCCTTGCAAATGTTGTCGTATTGCTCGCTGCAGTCAGTCATCGCTTCCGATGTCCTTTGTGTGAATTCGCATAGTTGTCCTGTACGGGTCGGACCATCGCCAGCAGCCCTCGGTCCCGAAATCCAGAACCTCGTATTTCCGGCCGTTGGCTGCGATCACGTCGCCGACTTCGGGTTCCAGACCGAGGTCGCCGGCCAAAATCAGGAAGTCGTAGATGCTGGCGCCGATCTTCAGCCCGTAGTCGTCGGCGACCTCGTAGTCCGTCTTGCCGAACGTGGCGCTTACGGTCAGAACCTGCACGTCGCGGCGGTACTCGACCTGGCTGGAGCAGTGCAGGGTTCGCTGCTGCTCCAGCCAGTCGGAGCCGTGTTTCAGCAGGTCCGCCATGGATTACTGCTCCAGGCGAACGCGAACGGTCGTATCGGCGTCTGCGGCGGCGATGACGACCTTGCCGAGGTACTTGTTGGCGCCGGCCTCGGCGTCCTCCTTGGCCTCGGTGTCTCCGACGTCCCAGTAGACCTTCGCCCCGGCCGTGATGGCCGATCCGCCGCCGGTTGCCTTGGGCAGGTCGAAGACGCCTCGAACCGCCAGTGCGCCGAGCGCGTCGGCGGCGATCGGCTGCTTTGCCACGCCGATCAGGTCGCCTTGTACGACTACGTCGCCGGCGGCCACCGCCGCAGAGGGCGTGTAGTCGATTGCATTGCCGTCATGGATGAATGTTGCTGTCGCCATATCTCAAATCTCCTGCTGTTTCGGGTTTGTCGATTGCTTGTTGCCGGTGGGCGCCTTTACGCCTCGCCCTTGGCCTTGATTCCGCCCTTGGGGTCCTGCAGGGCCACGCCGAAATCGTGATACCCACGCATCTGCACGCCCAGGACGTTGAAGTCCGCCTCGGCGGTCTCGATGGTCGGGGACTCCTGGCCGTTGAGGAACGCCACCTCGATAACCGGTACATCCACCGGATCGGCCAGCAGATACCACGCCTTGTCGCTGTTGCCGGTGTAGCTGGTGTTGGACAGGTAGCGGCTGACCTCGGCGTGGAACTTGCCCTGGTGCGGGTTGGCGACCGGGTACTTCGTGTCGGCCGTGGTGTCACGGATCTCCAGGCTCTTCTGGAGCATTGTCGCCATGGCGCTCAGCGCCGTGGGCACGAGCATGACCGTCGGCATCACGCCGATGGGCTTGCCGTCGGGATCGACCTGGTCCATGAACTTGACTTCGGCTTTCGTCAGACCGTCGATGCTCAGAGCGGTGTCGGCGCCGGTGACGTAGTTCTTGTTGGCCGTCTTGAAGAAGCTGCCGTTGTCCATGAAGATCGCCCAGAACACGTCGTTGATCTTCAGGCCGCTGCCCCTTCCGAGCTTGCGCGGCACGGCCGTGATTGCGCCCAGGTCGTCGTTGATGATGTCCTTACGGTCGACGCTGAGCAGCAGGCCGTACGTGTCGGCCTTGTTGCTGTAGGACTCTTCGCCCAGCGTCCCGTGTTTCAGTTCCCCGCCGGGGGCCACCTTTTCGTACTGGTCCTTACCTATCAGCCGGTAACTGGTGACGGTCTTGAAGTCAGAGACGTTCCGAACGGCGCAGATGTTCCGCCAGACCCTTTCGACGCTGAAGAATCCTTCCAGCAGGAACTTGTTGGCCACGTTCGACAGGATTCCGCCGATATCAACCGTGCTGAACGCCGCGTTCAGTTCAGGGCGGAACGCAAACTGCATCACCGAACGGCTGTCGCGGAAGTTCCGCCCGGTGTACCCGTTGGCCCAAGCCGCTTCGAGCAGCAGCTCCTGCAGGCCGATGCCGCCCCGGAATCGCTTGTCGGCCAGATCGAGCGACTGCTCCCCGTGGGAGGGCAGAAGATCGTCGCCCCGGATCCCGCCGGTCAGCAGGCACGCGGCCTCCAGGATCTGGCCGGTCACCGCATCAGCATCGCGGGCGTGAATCGCCGGCGCGCTTGGGCGCGATGCGCGAAGCACGTGCAGTTCGGCCTTAGTCGCATCCCAGCCTTCCTCGATAGCCTTGGCCTCAATGTCGGCGTGCTGGCTGCCGCAAACCTTGCGGATCGACTCGATCCGTCGCGTCTCGTCGGCCATCTGCCGCCGCATCTCGGCCACAGGGTCGGTGGCCGAGGCATTCACGGTGTCGGGGGTGGTTTCAGCCGCGTCGGGCTTGGCCGCGTCATCGGCGGGCGTCTTTGCCGTGTCGGCAGGATTCGGATCGGATGCCGGGGGCTCGGCGGTCTGAACGTCGGTGTCGGCGGTCTTGTCGTCTTTCATCGTGTCATGCTCCTTTGCCTCTGCGGCGATTTTGGCTTGAGTGTTAGTGTCTGCTCCGCTGTCAACGAAGCTGATTTCTTTAAGTACGGCCTTGCGAACTACGTGCAGCGGTCCGGTGAACTCCTGTCCGTTGACGGTGACATTCACGCCGTGGGGGACAAACTCGGATTCAACAACAGCGGCGCCGATACTGGCCTGCCACGGAAAACCGTTGACGCCGCTCTTGGCGACGTCTCGTGCCCATGACGTATTGCGGCTGACGAGCCCCTCGGCGATCACTTGCCCGTTTTCGACGGCGACCCGCTGGGTGTGGCCCACGCCCTGGCGCGGATTGTGATCCAGGCGGACCGGAATGTCCTGGCGATCGACGCTCAGGCCCTCCAGATCGACTACCACCGGATGCGGGAATCCCGCGATTCGCATAGTGCCGCCCGTATAGGCGACCATACTGAATCGCGGCGTTTTTTGGCCCTCTTCAGCGTCTCCGCCGGCGGCTTCGATGTTCAGCGGCGAGAGGAACTGCAAATAGTCAGGAATCTTCTTCATCGGTATCACTCTCCGTAACAGGATTCTCTTGGCCTTGGTGCGGCGGGGTCTGATTCTGTGACAGTCCCAGTTCCTCCATCAACTGGCTTTCTTTCGCCCGCTGGCGGAGTTCAGTCTCCCAGTCGCGGCCTTGGCGGGCGTATTCGATAGCCAAAGTGGTGGTGTGCGATCCCAGGCGTGCGGCCTGGGCTTTGGCCTCTTTGGCGGGATCGACGTGTTCGGTCCCATCGAAGAACCATTGGTGCGGCAAATCTTTGACGCCGCGAAGCACGGCCAGTTCGGTCGTCAGCATCGCCTCGGCACGCCATGCGGCGAAAATCCGGTCCAGAACGACATCGCCCATGTGCGTCTGTTCGACGCGGATCGACTTGTAGTAGGTCTGGTGGTCCAGCCGCCCTGAAGCGTAGTTGTATCCCGAGGAGTTTCCGGCGGCGATGTTGTACGGCATGTTCAGGCAACGGGCGATCTCATTGAGCAATTCCCGCTTGAATTCGCTGTAGGTCGTGCCAGGCTGCTCGGCCTTGATCTGACCGAGCTTCCAGCCGTCAGGCAGCGTGGTGGCCATTCGTTTTTCGAGTTCGACGATGTCCATCGGCTCGACAGATGCAGCCTCGCCGTTGGCCGGCGCATCTGTGTACAGCACGGCCGCAAAGTCGGCGGCCGTCTCTGCTGCGCCCAGGACCGCAAGGGTGTAGCGGCGCAATTGTGCGAACAACGGCAGGCCCGGCGTGATTTCGGGGACGCCGCGATGCTGACCGGGCCTGTCGGTCCGAAACCAGTGCATCATGCTCCTGGCGGGAATGCGGTCATATGTGTCGAGGAAGGTCGCAAAACGCGCATCGCCTGGATGATCGCGCAGGACGAAATACCTATTGGGGTTTCCGTGCCTGTCGAACTCTATTCCGTCAACGGTCAGTCGGTGCGTCAGGCCGAGATCGGGACTCTTGACCCGATCGGCTTCGACCAGGCGGATGTCCAGCTTGACCGGCGACGCCAGCTTGCCGTTGGCCGTGAGAACGGCAAAGGCCTCGCCGTCAACCGACTTGGCCATTCGCATCGTTCGGAGCTTCTCGGCCAGACGAACTTCCATTGCCCAGTCTGCGAAGGCCTTTTCGACGATTCGGTTGGTCTCACTGTCGCCGGTGAGCAGCTGCAGTCTTGGCCCCGTGCCGACACAATCGTTGGCCAGCGTCAAGACGATTCCCCGGGCGTAGCTGTTGTTGGCCGCTTCGTAGCGGCTGCGGTTGCGAAGCGTTCTCCGCACGCCCGGCGAAGCCGCCGCATCGGCGCTCAGGCCATCGGCGCCGGCCCAGTGTCTGATGTTGTCGACACTGGTCACCGCCGCGTCGAACCTGGCACGAACTACTCGGGCGTTTGTCTTCCTGGTTTTACGCTTACCGAACGGCCACATCAGGCTGTCCCTCCCGGCGAGATCTTTGCGAGTTTGATCCCCAGGCCCTTGGCGCGGCTGGCCTTCTTCGACTCCAGGTACTTGTCGGCGGCAATCTGGTCGGAGAGCCTGTGCTGCTCGACGCTGCCGGAATCGCCACTAGCCCTGGCTGGGCCTTCGGCGTTGGTCTTGATCGAATTATCAAGGGTTTCGGTCACGTTCCTGCGGCTCCTTTGCCAGGCCATCTCGGGCCGTCACAGGGTTATTTGCCGCAGAGACCAAAACTCCGTACACCCGATCACGGTTTTCAGAAAATCGTACCAAATATGGTATTTCAGACGATTTTCTCGCGTGTGGTGATCGGCTGACCGCAATTTCGGCATCGTTTTCGGCGAACAATCCCATTGTTGCGGCGCCGCGTATAGACAGTATAGAAGTGCCCACAGCCACAGTGCCGGCAGACCAGACCCACGTGCGGCGTCGCGGACGGATTGGATGTCACAGTTTGGTTCATGGTCAGCGGCTCCGCTGAAGCTCCGAGAGTTTGATACGCTTCCGAATCCGCGATAGCCCGTCAGACACACCGGGCAGGGAAGCACCCTGGACGGAGGCCGCCACAGCGCAGCCGACAAGGCAATCCAGCCAATGGTTATCCGGCCCGCCGGCCCGAAGTTTCCACTCGTCCACGACGCGGCCCCGCGCCTCGGTGCGCACGCGGTACTCGGCGGTGACATGCTCGGCCAGAAGCTGATGATCAGTCGGCTGGCGGCCGAACAATGACAGGCAGCCCAGGTCGCCCATGGCCACGGCCAGACGCGCATGGACAAAACTTTTCCAGTAGTTCGTGTCGATCACCACGTGCCGCACTTGGCGGCGGCCATGCACGTTGGGGATGCGCCAGTGATGGCCCACCCTGTCACCCCGCTTCCGCTTGTACTCGGAAAACGGCACGCTGGACGCCCCGACGTAACGTCCGTGGCTGGGCATGATGACCGCAGAATGTAGGCTTTGGCGACAGAACTGGTACACCACATCCGTAGATTGG